AATCTGCGGTGGAGCGACTGGTTCTGTTTTCACCAAGCACGCTAGCCGGCCACCCCCTCATCAAGGTTATCGAGCTACCAGAGGTGTAACCGCCATAAGAATTGTTCGCGATGGTGGTCTGCATTTTGGGCTGAACGATCGATATGGTTCGGTTGCTTTTGACACACAATATCGGTAGCAACGGCGTTTGCGACGCCACAAAAAAGGTCCCAGACTCCATGACGACGTAGTCACCAGGTCGCGTATAGCTGGCGTCGAAAACGCCATACCAGAGCGAATTTCCAAACAAATTTGTGTGGCCGTACTCGCCTCTCGTCGAGACAACCGTGGCGGGTAACCTCAAGAAACGGTTCTGCTTGTCTAAAGGATCGAAGGGCCCCGAGGGGCGGAAGGCATCCGCAAGCCGTCCGACATGCCGAGCCGATAATCCCAGGCCGAGGTATAAACGATCTTGTAACTTGCGCCCATTCATTGATCAAACAATCAAGGGAACTGTGCCGCTCGCAAGGGCAGGGCCCGCGGGGACACCGAGAAATCCGCACAACCGCCGCCTCCATTCGTCAAGAAGCTTTATGCGATCGGTCAACTCGTCTTTATTCCGCGTCCATACCGCGGCTTGGTCCGTGTCAAGATTGTCGGACGTTGTGGGCACGGCCAATTCAAGCGTGGTGAGTGTTCCCAGATATCGACGGGCAATAACAATTTCGCAATCAGAGAGGTTGGTCAGGCGGAACTCAAGGAGACCATAGATCTGGAAGTAACGCCAAGATTGCATTCCTGTGGGTGCCGCTCCATAGGCCGGAGATCCACAAAAGCGACGGAGATCGACCTTTTCGGCGTCTGTGAGAGGATTCAAATGAATGTTCCATCGCCACGACTGAACAGAATGCTTCCCGATCCCGAAGGCGAAATTGCGGCAGCGTAGGAAATCAAGCTATTCACCGACAGGATTAGCCGGCTACCGGCTAGGATCGGCATGTCCGAAATGGAGGCGGTTACGGTCGAGTCGGAGCCAAACCGGATATACGTCAGCGCACCAGTAGTGTTGGTGACGACCACAGAATCGCCACCGCCCAATAAATAGGTGTTCGCTGACACGTTGCCCACCGAGACGCTGACCGTACCGGTGGGGCGGAAGGGACTTACGGAACCAAGCGGCATCGGCGTAGTGCTCCCTTACTGATCCTAGCCGATATGTTCCACGATAACGGCGCGCTTGTAAGCGGCGTTCGTCGCGGTCGGGACTGTCGTCGGATTGGTCGTTGTATCGGACGGCGCGCAGAAGCCGCCGATCCAATACCAGGACTGCGCAATGATCTGCTGCAAGCGGTCGATCGCCTCGCGGGTGACCATCGCGATCCCATCAACCATGGTGATGATGGAATCAGCAGGCGCGACGTCCGACGCCGCCATACCGGCGAAGTCGCCTTCGATCAGTGCCCCTTGGCCGCAGATTACCGGACGCCGGATCATCAGTCCTGCCAGGGCCGGATGAGGCTGGACAAACGCCTCGGTCGTCGGAACGAACCGCAGGCCGAGAAAATCGTTCGTCATGCCCTTCTTAAACACCTGGTTCGCCGAAGTCGCTCCCTGGAAGAGCTGTTTAAAATCAGGATCAGCAAAAAGTTGGCGAGACGACACCGGGTCCAGATAGCAGTTATAGGCGCCATCGATCTCCGGGACCGCGTTCAGCCGCAGCTTGGCGACTCCGTCGAGGAGATTCGCCATTGTTAGCGTATCGGAGGCGGTAATCAATGAGGTGTTTTGACGCTGCGAAGGCCGCACAATCGTTGATCCACTCGCCGCGGCGACTGTATTTCCAGCGGTCCCATCGGATACCGAGACATTCCCGGAGAGCGCGAGCTCACCGGAGATGCCGTTCGGGGCAGTGGATAAGCTTGTGGCATCAACTGCAACAGCGACCAGCGTGTAGACGTTCGAGCCGATAGTCACCGTCATCGGCGTGCTGCTGCTGGTGGGCTGCTGGACACCGTTGACAAAGACAGTCTGAAACCCACGCACGTCATCCACGGATACGGTTGGTCCCGGTTCCGGCAAGGTAACCCTAACGCGCGTATTGCCACCCAGATATGCATTGAACAGAGCGTTACGACTCAGTTCATCAAGGCTTCGTGCAGCCTGTTCCCCGTTTACATAAGCATTCTGGAGAAACTGCGACGCTATCCCGACCCGTTCAGTCACGACATTAAGGTCGGTCGTCGCGGCATAGAGATTGATACCGATTGTGTACTGCTCAACCCCCCAGTTAGTCGCTGTCAGCCCATTGTCAAAGTTGGTATTCGTCGCCGGCGCCAGCGGCGTCGTGACCGATGGTTTAAGCCCGGCGCGGGTTTTGGTGAGAGTCTCACCAATCCCAACTGCGATTTTGACCCGATCGGCGCATGCACGATACCCGATCCGCGAGCGAAGAGCCTGCGAGAATTCGCGCTCCAGGAAGCCCTGCTGGATGATCGGTTGAAGTGAAACCGGGAAATTCTGAATACCCATTAATAGTCCTATCTAGAATCTGCTCGTCATCGAAGGCGGCTAACGATCAAAGTTGGTATTTGGTTACGGCGCTTCGGGCTGTGGCATACTCTTCGTCGGTCATTTCCATTGCGGTCTTCTGCCGAGCGCGCTGCGATACAGGGGCAATGGCGGCGCTTGATGTGGACGCCGCCCCAAACAGCCATGGTTTGTTTCGCCGGAGCTCAGCCATAATTCTGCGGCCATCGATAACCTTATCATCAATGTCGAGCCGAACCTCCGTTAGATTAACCAACTTCAAGCCATCGAGGTCGATCATGCCAGCGTGAACGGCCTCTGTTCGCAAGCTCGCTGCTATAAGGCGAGACTGAAAGTGGGTCCGCAGCTTGGAAATCTCTTCGGTTGCTGATTGCTCGGCTGGTTGGTCTTTGTCGACAGGGTCAGGTTGGGTTTCCAGCAAATCATCGTCCATTTAAGTCTCATTGAATATTATCGAGAGCTGCGGAAATCGGTTGATCTTCGGCATATTCGATGTCGTAACAAGATGCGATCGCCTTCAAGGCGGTCGCTCGGCTGATACATCCGGCTGTCACCAACGACGTTAGAGACTGAACGTCCTTCTGCCGATCATCGGCCGTCGTTGGGTACCATCTCGGCCATTTGAGGCTGAGCAAGGCGTCGGAAGCCAGTGAGCCAATTTCCTCGCCGAAAACGACAAGGGTATAGACCTGCGATGCCCGCGCGATAAGCCGGGCGATTTGCAACAGACCGACCTCGCCATAGGTGGTCCGCAGATTATCTGCCAGCCATACCAGCCCCTGGTTGAGCAGTTCCAGTGCTCGTCCCGACTGGGCCGTAGCTACTTTATCCGGGCTGGCCCGATTTCCGTGGATGCTTTCCAGGGCTAATTCCCGCAAGGCGCGGACATACTCAATGACTGCGGCCGATGCAGTTCCACCGATCTCCAACAAGCGCGCGTCGCCCTTCTCCGAGACGACAAGCGCGTTACCTGCGCCTTTGATCAACTCACCGTCCGGAAGGGTTGGGTCCTTCAATAGAAGGGTCGGATCACTGCTATACTTGAGTCCGCGACCGACCTGACTGAGTTGATAGTCGATTTCGACCTGGGTATGAATGGCGGCGGCGAACGTGCAGGCTCCGTCGCATATATCTCCGGTCGAGGATGTTCCAGGTAGGTTCTTGATCCAAACAATTGGAACCACACCAAGCTTATGGGAGACTGAGCGAACGGCGTCGATAATGGGCGCGGACGGTTCTGCGATAGGCATGGGTTCAAACCATGTCTCACCGTTCTTATCCCAGCATCGGGAGAACCAGTACTCGCCCCCAGGATCGTCGATCGTGTAGCCATTTTGAATAAGGTCGCTGCCGGAAACTTTGTATCGCTCATCAACTCGGATGAGCGTATCCGGTTCAGTCGGGTCCCAGGTCGGCGTCAGGTAAGTTGTATCCAAAACATCGACAAAGACTCGGCCCTTTAGTACTCGCAATAGTAGCGCGACGGACCCCGTTGCACCTCTCGTCGCGGCCTCGATCATCACAAGATTGAGCCGCGTTTCTTTGACGATATTTGCGAAGACGGCGCGAACTTTCTGATCGGGGCTGTCAATGGTTGGGAAGTGCCCTTCGCTGAACAGCAGGGACACACTGTCCTCTACGACGGTGCGGCAGAGCGGATACCTGACACTCGGACGGCGCTGGCGGAGTGGTATGTATTCTCCAGCCTCGCTTCTCTCCTCATGAAAGTGATACGGTAAAATATTATAAAGTGTACCCTCAAGTACGCGCTTGAGGATCGTCAGCTTTCGCACTCGTTCGGGATAGGCATTATCGCTTGGGACCAGATCGCAAAGTGTATCGAACATAAACTTCCAGACTTTGTGTTTCGACAAACAGTCAGCGGTTGAGGATCGTTATGGCGGTTGAACTTGGCGGTCGTGGCCGAGTGGTGAGCGTTGTAAAGGCTCGAACCAATGCATCCACCTGATCGTCTTTCTTGCCCCACGGAAAGTCGCGCATCTCGTCCAGAAGCGCTCGGCTCCAATCTGCGTGAACGATCGAGACGTTGCCGCCCTCGACCTGCGAGGCGAACGGCATGGCTCGGGTCGTTTTCGATCCGGTTTCGCGAGAAGAGATCACGTGAAAGCCCGCCAGCTGGCGCGTCAGATAGGACATTTGACTCTTTCCAGCCTGACCTGGATCCTCGGGAATCGCTACGGTGACTTTGACACCATCCCTTTGTGCCGTTTTGACAATCAACTCCTCGACCTGGTGTGGTGTTCCGCGGATACGGGCCACATCCAGAACGAGATATCGCCCCGTCTTGTCTCGTGACAATTTGATGCCGACCGTCCAGTCTGGATCGTTCCGTCCGGTATCCCCTGTTGCGGCGAGGTCCCAGGCTCGAACGGTCGCCTCAGCATCACGCTCGGGCTGAACTACCGTTATGCGATCGATCGAAAACAACCGTCCACCGGAGGGCAAGGGCGTTTGCTGGAACAAGGCGGACCACGCGCGCTCGC